CGGCCTTGCGGGAATCGAGAACGAACCTGTAAGCCGCGCTTTCAAGTTCGTCCGGCGCGATGACGTCGCCCTGGAGATCCTCGAGAGGTGACCCGTCTTCCGTCTCGACGACCGACGCCCATCCAAAGACGAGGCGCTGATCTTCGTCGACCTTGGCAATGTCGAGCGCTTTCTCCGCGCGGTCCAGGCGTCGGACGATAGCGGATGCCCACGCCTTGCCCTCATCGCCGCCCCACCCATTCCACGCTTGCCAGCCCTTGCCCTGCTCGTCCCAGGTCTCGCCCTGCTTGTCGACCTCGTGCCGGTCGAAGTAGGCCTTCATGCGCCGCACGGTGTCCTCGGAGAGGGTCTCCCGATTCATGAGCTGCCGGGCCCGGGCGATGCCGACGGAGGTCATGCCTCGCTGCGATGGGGGCTTCTCCGCGCGGACATCCATCGCACGTCTGGCATTCGCTGCCATCGCGCTGGTTGGCTTGTACCCCTCGGCCTTCTTCACCCACGACTCGCCTTCCTTCTCATACCCGGCGTTTTTCACTGCGCCCCACGCAATCGACGCAAGGCGCCCTTCGTCGCCCTCGCCGTACTGTGCGGCAGCGGCATTGAAAGCGCGCCTCCAGATCGCCTGTGCGGCGTCAGGGAGTGCATCGCGCACGGGCTTCGGTAGGTCAGCGGCTCGGGCGTAGGGCACTGGAGACTCCTTGGGTCGCGGGCTCGTCGAAGGTGAGACCCATCGTGCATCGGCATGACGGGTGAAGCGGCGGGCGTTTGACCCTGCCGAGCCCCGTATCCGGGAAGAAATCGTTGACGCCGACGACGACGGAATGCAACGGCCCGCAGTATTGACACGTCCGCGCTGAACCGAAACCGGCGATCCACTCTTTCTTAGAATCGCTTGGAATCCATTGGTTATCCTGAGCGATGGACCACGAGTCGAGCGTGCCCTGGTTCGACGCCGACACGATCTCCGTTCTGGCGATGTTCTCGCCTCGACGTAGGCGCAATCGCCTGGCGTACTTCGCCGCCTCTTCCGCTGCTTTCGCCTCGGGGACGCCCGCCGCGATGAGCGCTCCGTAGCGATTGTCTACTGCCTTCGCCCATCGGGTGAAAAGCCCGGTCGTGTTCCCGATGCGCTTGCGGATGACCTTCGGAGCATCGCCCTCCCGGATCGCCCGGTCCAGGATCGTCTTGACCGCCTCGCGGGTCTCTTCGGTGATTTGGACAATGAGGCGAGACGACCGCTCTCGGATGTAGACCCGGCTGTAGGGGTTCTCGACGGAGAAAGACGCCGCCAGGAGCGTCGACGTCGGCGATGTGATGCGGCCCCGGAGGTTTTTGAAAGACCGCTCGCCAGCCTCGGTCATGACGCGCTTCGTGGTCTCCTCCCACTCTTGCTGGAACGCGCCGAAAGATTCTTGCCATGGCATCCTGAGAATCGCTTGGTACGCCTGCTCGGCGGTCTGCGGGTCCAGGCTGTCCCACGCCGCGACGAGCTCTCGTGACGCCGCCTCGAAGGCCCTGGCGAGACGACGACCGAATCGGACCTCGGTCGTGTCGGGTCCGTAGAAATCATCGGTGTCGATCGCCTTGCCGACGCAGCAGACCTTACCCATCGGCGACATCCTCTTGCTCTTCGGCCTCGGGAAGCCCTGCCTGCTCGCGAACGTAGTTCTCGAGGGTGCGGTCCGGCATGACGACGGAGGCGGATGCGACGCGCTGTAGGAACTCACCCAGCTCGGCCAAGCGCGGCCTCGACACCGGCCCGAACGAGAACCGAGGGTACGTCACCCGGTCCATCTTGCCGTTGAGCCTCATGAGGCGAGGGATCGCGAAGTCGTTGATGGGCGCCGCGACCCGTTCGAGTAGCGCGGTGATCGACCGCTCGAACATTTCGAGCTTGACCTCGCCGAGCTTCCCGCCGAGACCTTGCGACCCGTCGACGCCAAGGAACATGACCTCCGCGAGGAGTGGCATTGCCATGCGAGACTCGTAGCGTCGAATCACCACATCGGTGTCGATGCTGTGCGTTCCCGGCGAGGACATAAGCTCGAAATCGTAGCCCGTCGTCTGCCCTCCGTACTCCTTGGCCGGGAGCATCATGAACGCGCGCTCGTCGCGGCGTATCTGCTGCCCCAGTTTCTCGAGGTCTGCGCGGATAGCCGCTTCCTGAGTCCCGGTCGCCGATACCATGATCGAGGGAGGGACGCGCAGGACCGGGAGCCCCGTCATATCGCGCTCGATGCCGATCGCCTCGATCTCGCGCAAGTTCTTGGCGTAGTGGTACGACGTGAAGCTGTTTCGTAGCAGGGATCGCCCCTCTGGGTTGCCGTTGATCGTCTCCGTGCGGAAGAGGATGCACTTCTCAATCGGCAGAAACACCTCTCCGCCGTCCTGCTGGATTTGGTACGCGCCTTTGATGCCGCCATCGCCATCGAACTGCCAGCGGTGGATCGTCTCTGCGGGTCTTGGCCCCCACTTGCGCCAGCCCACCTTGCCGTCGTCGTAGTCGCTGTTTCGGCGCGGGTCTTGGTTGTCACCGTCGCGCAGCTTGTAGACGACTTCGATGTACGAAAAACCGAAGACGATGAGCGCGCGCATTATCTCGCTTAGGGTGTCGTCGAAGCTCGCCGACATATCGTCCAGGCATTCGGCCACGAAATCCCGGTTTGCTGCTCCCTCCGCCGACTCGTCGTCGTTGCGGAGTAGGACCTCGGTCTGCCTCACGAAAGTCGACACGGCCTGGATGATGGTCCCGATGATGGGGTCATTGTCCGCCATCTCGCGCAAGAGTTTCTTGCCACGCTCGCCTTTGAGCGCGCGGTGGAACTCATCGTCAAGCGAGCCGCCGTGTTGCTTGAGACCGGTCCAGCCCAAAATGTCAAGGTCGGGTGCGCGTCGTGGTGCCATGCGTCGAATCCTTGCCGTGTCAAGCGAAAAGCGCAACGGGTGTTAGTGCCACCGTGACGGCGCCGGGTCCACCGAGAAGACAATGCCGGGATCTGCGAGCCGGGAGAGCCGGGATAGTGCCTGGGTCGCCGCATCGACATCGTCGTCATGCGGCGCCCGGGGGAAGCGGACAAGTTCGGCCACGACATCCCGGGTCCAGGGACAGATCGACGGATGTGGGAGCCACACATTGCCCGCCGCAAACAGCGGCGCGACTGAGTGAAGCCGGGCCTCTTTGCCCCCATCGGGCTGCACCGGGATGAGTCCCGGGATCTCATCTCGCAGGGTCGAAATGAGAGCGGGCCCATTCGCCTTGTCCTCGACCAGCTTTTCGAGCGCCCTCGGATGACGCTGTGAAAGTTCGCGAATCGCCCCAAGCGTCGCCGGGAAGTCGAGCCGGGCGTGGGTCCGGTCGAGCAGGTAGAAACGCCCACCGCATCGTGCCCACACATGACCCGCCACGAAATCGCTCGACGCGCTGCCCTTGAAAGCGAGGTCCCACGACTGGATCTGGGTGTCCATGCGCTGGGGTAGTGGCTCTTGCGGAATCTCCCGTGCGCCGTCCTGCGTCGTGACGACGACCGGGATCGGTGGGCGCTCGTCCGCGGGGTACCAGTACCGCAGCCAGTCCTCGCGGACGATGGAGCCTCCCGCCGGTGTCGGGCTCTGGTCATGCTGGCCCGAGTACCCGTATGGCCCGAGGTCTCGCTTCGCCTCCGCAATCACCGAAGCGTCGAACCGCTGCGGGAAAAGCAACTCGCCCGGCTCGGTTCTGGGGTCCTCGAATCCAATGGATGTCGTGCATCGACGCGCCGGGTCGTACTCGCTCGGAAGGCACAGGTGCTCATACCCACCGCGCTCGAGGAGATGCCCGGACAGGTCCCGCTCGTGTAGCCGCTGCATGATGACGACGCGCGCGCCCTTCGACATGTCGTTGAGCCGCGACGACATCTGGAAATCCCACCACGAGATTACCTTTTCGAGCTCGTCGGGGGAGGGGAACTCGTCGGCCTTCAGCGGGTCGTCGACGACGACAGCGTCACCACGGAAGCCCGTCGCGCCGCCGCCGACGCCGATGGACTGCCTAGCGCCGGTCCTGTCGTTCTGGAAATATGACTTGACGTTCTGGTCGCCCGAGAGCTTCCACCCGGGACGAAAGGCAGACTGATACCAGTCCGATTGGATGACCGCACGACATCGCACCGAATCCCGGATCGCCAGCTCGGCCTTGTACGACGAGAAGAGCGCACGCCATCCTGGGCGCCGCACCCATTGCCACGCCGGCCAGAAGACCGAGACGAGTAGGCTCTTCGCATGGCCGGGAGGGACATTGATTAGCAGGCGTCTGATCTCGCCGTTCGATACCGCTTCGAGGTGATCGCAGATCGCTTCGACGTGCCAGCTCCATACAAGCGGAGTCTCGGGCTCGAGCACGGGCCACGCGTACCGAACGAAATCCCGGAGGTGTCTCCGCGCCTTTTCCGCGCGGATCTCACTCAGCGTCGGGATCCGCATGGTCCGCCATGATCTGCGCGTAAGCCCTTTCGAGCTGCGAAAGCTGCCGATCGTCCAGGCCCGACATGTCAACCGACGCGGCAACGGTAGCGTGCGTCTCGGTCTTCGCCGGCGCATCGAGCCCCAGATATTTGGACCGCCGTTCCTGGATGCGCAGGATCCGGTCTATCGCCCCAAGCTCGCCCTGGTCCGCGGCGGTCTGTGCGATGTGCATGAGCTTGTCGAGGCGCTCAAGCTCTAGGTCTCGCACGTCCTCGGCCTTCTCGTCGGTCTCAACCCTAAGACGCTCAAGCGCGCGTTTCACGCACAGCGATGCGCCCTGCATTGTGATCCCAAGCGCGTCACCGATTGCCTGATACGACATCCCCCTCTTGCGCATTTCTAGCGCCTGAAGCTCTCGCTCCTTGGCTATCAGCATAGATGCACTTTTCTTGGGGCGTGGCATATCCCACGAGTAGCACACGAAAAAGCCCGGCGCAAGGCCGGGCGATTTGGTCAAACCATTTTGTATGCTGCGAATGCGTTTAGCGCCTCTTTGATGCTCTTTTTCTTGTAGTGCCCCAGCGCCTTCTCAATGCTCGCCGCAAGCGTCTCAGCGTAAAACGGTTTCAGAGCAAGGCGATGCGAAGACGTACCGCCCACCACGATCCCTGAATCCCAGACCGAGATCTCAACCTTGCCTACCGTGTAGCTTCCGTTTCCGTGGTTCTCGATGATCATGTTTTGCCTCGTTTTGGTTGCGGCTCCCTGCCGCCCACCCATCATAACGTTCCCTCGTGGTGGTTGTCAAGCGTTTGCGCGACAAAAAAGCAGATTCCGCAATTTTGTTTGAAGTCTTGCGTCCTGCCCTAGAATCGACGATCGCCCTCTGGCCTATACAGACCACCGGACCCATCCCTGAA